ACAATAACACCACTAATCCATTACAAAACAAACCATCTGACGCATCTTATAGTACAATACCTTATTAAATACCATATCTACTATAAAGAAGACATAACAGCCATAACAAGCCCTCATGGACTGTCTCTATAGATTTTCAAGCCTGTTTATAGGGGTTACAGAGGGTCTAAAAAGCTCTCTGCAAGGAACCATTAACCTAGCAACACATTATTCTTTGTTTTGCAACAAGTTTAGTAAGGATATATAGGGGCTAGTACAAAAGCTAGTCTGCTTATCCTTAAAAAGGCTCATTTTGCAAGAATAATTTTTTGCTTTACAACAAATAGTGGTATATTTCACCTGACTAATACAAATATCGATGGTTATGATATTTAGTATTATTAGTTTCGTCCCAACTCATCAGAGGCACTTTTATAGTCTTTGGGATGACTTAACTAAGGCGATATAATAAAGCCTGTAAACTGGTTAAAAAATGTTGTATATATATAAGGCGTGTAAAGCCAAATAATTTGCCCTATATAATAAGGCGTGTAACAAAGAAAACCCTCACCCATTAAGATGAGAGTTTAATAAAATAAGCAGTTTCCTGTCATGCTTAGGATCTTATAGTACATTCCTCAGTACCATATAAGGTTGGTTCAAACTTGTTTGCCTATGATTGACCAGTGGTCATAGGACTTTCCATAATACTTAAATTTAATTTGATTTGTATTAATATCTAATCTAATCATTCCCCTGTTTGGGGAAAGAAATAGGCGTTAGCCTACTTCTTATTACGCTGGTTGCTTGCAACCAGGTCGTTATAGTCAGCATTGGAGATCTCGACAGAGTCACCAATTGCATTTACAAAATTATCGCTTATTAGCGATACTAATGTACTTGTGTACATTCCCAGGGAGTTTTCGACTCCCACTCGGATCCAAGCGTTTCCTTTAGCGGAAACGCCTTTATCTAAAATTACTAATTTTCTCATAATTAAATTTATTTGATTTGATTTGCAGGCACGGGGGTACATCCCCGACAATAGTAAAGGGGGGTTGTCTTTGGGGGTATGGTACTAGCCCTGAGAAATACAGACAAAAAAATATAGAAAAAAATTTGGTTATAGAGTAGACTGTCGATTGCGATTATTTGGTTGGTATTATTTTACGATTAATAGTTTTTGTATTGTTAAATATTTATATCTTTGTTTTATTGTATAATTAAATTTTTTATTTATGAAGAAGATGCGAGTTGATAGTTGGCGACCAATAGGGAAGCAGATATTGTGTAGGATAGATGTTGATGGAGGGGATAGTGGGTTGATATTACCTGATGGAGTAAGTGGTGTTATTGTTGACCATGTAGTAGTATCGAAGGGAGCAGAGGTAAGTGAAGAGATCTCTGTTGGAGATTATTTAGAGTTTGGTATTAAGAGTGGTATATTGGTCTCAGGGAGATGGGAAGATGGTAAGGATTATGTTATAGTAGACGAGCGTAATGTACGTTTGGTGGGTAGTTATTAATTAAACAGGAATATTATTATGAGCAATGTAAAGAAAGGTGGAGAGAAGAGTCAGAGTGTTAAGGATTTTACTGTAGGGTTGTTAAAGGAGAATCGCTTAATAGAGGCACAGGTAGACAATTTAAGTTTACGATGTGATTATATTAAGTATAGTGTGGAGTTAGATTCTTTAAAGCGAGAGCATAAGTTGGATGAGTATGCTGAGGTAAAGGAAGAGGAAATTGTAAAGAAGAAAGTAATTAAAAAGGAAAAAGGGGATAAATAGTATGGACAGGACAATAACTATACCTTCTTCGGATGAGAAGATTTACGATCAGTACTTGGTATTATTACGTCCGATATATGATGTATCTCCAAATGAGAGGAAGGTAGTTATGTCTTATATGCGTATTAATAATAGGTATAAGAATTTAGATGATGATACGTTGGATACGTTGTTTAGCAGTAGTAAGATACGTAATGAGCTAAAAGATATGAGTGTAATGGGAACTAGTATGTTTAACAATGTTATAAGTAAGTTACGAAAGAAGGGTATTATAGAGGGTAACAATATTGTTAGTGGCTTGCGTATTGATCTTACAGGAGGGATAAGGCTAATATTTAATTTAAAGATAGATGAGGGGCAAGGACAGTAGTAAGATAATAGCTGATTTAGCTGAAGAGTATGGCATTAGCAAGTATGAGGCTTTTGACATTTGCTATTCACAGTTTGAGTATGCATCAATAGTTATAAGTACTGGTGATGAGAATATTCGATTAAGGCGTTTTGGAGTTTTTAGAAGATACGAAAAAAAGAGTAATGTTAAGAAAACTGAACGAGAAGACAAGGAATAAGTTTTGGGACTTACATCCTCAGTATAAGATACCATCTGTATATAAGGAATTATATACTTCAGATAAGAGTACTGGCAAGAGCAATAGTTCACTATTAATGTGGAGTATTGCTTTGTTGTTGGAGAAAGATGATAATCCTTATAAAGAGAGGGATCTATCGATTAAGCGTTCTTTGATAGAGGATGATTTTTATAATAGCACTATTGATTGGGAAAGGCTTGCTCCTATTGAGAAGTTCTGGAGAGATAGCAATATGACTGTTATGGATAAGTATCTATATGACTTAGAGATTAAGTTGGAGGAGCGAAGGACTATGTTGTTTGAGGAGAAATACACTATGGAGAATGCTAAGGATTTAGACATTTTATTCATAAATACTGATAAGCTGATAACTCAATATGAATCTGTAAGGAGCAAGGCTGATAGTCAGAAAGAAGGTGGCACTGCCAAGGGAGAACGATCAGAGAGTGCTGTAGAAAAAGGAGAATTATGATAAGAATAAATAACCTTAGCAATTGTATCTTAAAGAGTATTCCTAACTACCATCCTAATAGTAGTAGGTATCTTATCTTTTGGAGAGAGCAATATTGTAGAGTTATTGAAGGTTTCTGGTTTCCTGATGATGAACATATAGATATTGACATAGAGGCTTTTGATGGTGATTCAGATACTTGTAGTTGGCGTTTTGCTCCTCCAGTATTATATTTCTATGGTAATTTTGCTACTATATTGCATAAAGATGAAGATGCTCCTAAGACCTCTGCGAAGACAAAAAAGAGACCTAGTGTTAGAGATGTTGAGTGGGAGATATATTATGATATTATTATTGCTCGTGGGTTTAGTGGTTTTGAGCTTGATGAAGAGTATAGTTGTTGTACTGATATTATAAATGAGAATTATGATCCTAGTGATTATCATGAAAGCTGTTTTAAAAGTAATGGAGAGTTAAAGGAATATATTGATGCTGGAGAATATATCCGTAGAGTATTTAATAAATCAATGGGCAAGGCATTGTATAATAATGGTGCTAGTAACTACATGATATTAAGTACTCGTGGATTAGGGAAATCTTATAGCATTTCAGGAGTAATAGCACATGAGCTTCTTACCGATGGTCGAAAGAATTATGTTTGTGGTGATAAGAATGTTCCAGTATCAGAACAGTTTGTAGGTTCAGCCATTGCTGCTAAATCATTAGATTTAATGAGGAAGGTTAAGCTTACAATAGACAATCTTCCTGGTGCGTGGAAGCCTAATACTGAAGACTATATTCCTAGTCCTTTTTATAAAGATATGTCAGGTAGTATCCAGGCAGGAAAGAAGTGGTTACATGAATATGAAAAGAAAGTAGGTACTGAATGGATTAAAGGAGGTACAAAAAGTAATATTACCCATGGTGTGTTTACTGTTGAGAATCCAGAAGCAGCAGCAGGAGGTAGATATACTCAGATAGTTGTTGAGGAGGTAGGGTTAGTACCAAACATACTAACTGTCCATGGATCTAATGATGCAGCACAATCAGGTGATGATTACCAAATGGGTAGTAGTATCTATTTAGGTACAGGAGGTAATGTTGAGAAAGTTGTAGGATCAGAGACTATCTTTAGAAATCCAGATTCATATAGTATGTTATCCTTTAATGATGAATGGGAAAATACTGGTAAGATATGTAGGTTCTTTCCTGCATCTATGAGATTGAATAAGTATAAGGATAAGAATGGTAATACCGATGTTGTTAAGGCAACAAAGTTCTTTGAGTTAAGGAGAGAGCAAAAGAAAAGAGGTAAGAATCAAAGGGCTTATTTTATGGAGAGGATGAACTATCCTCTAGTACCATCAGACATGTTTCTTTCTAAGGGAAATAATATATTTCCTGTTCAAGATGCTAAGGAGACATTATCTTTACTACAGACTAGCAGTAGGATTACTAATTCATTTATACATGCTGAATTCACATTTGATAAAGAGGGTAATTCAAAATTTAATCATTCAGAGAAGCCTGTTATTGATGACTTTCCTATAAATATAATGAAGACAGATACTAATACTTCTTGTCTTATATTTGAGCAACCAAGAAGAGATAGATATGGAGATGTATTCAACAATAGATATATTGCAGGTATTGACCCTGTAGATGATGATGAAAAAAATGAAGACAATTCATTACAGAGCATGTTTATCCTTGATATGTTTACTGATAGAATTGTTGCTGAGTATACTGGTAGAACATTAATAGCTGCTGATTGGTATGAGAATGCTCGTAGGATATTGATGTATTACAATGCAGTTGCCAATGTTGAGAATAATAAAAAAGGATTGTATGGTCATTTCAGGAATAAGTTATCAATGCACTTGTTATGTGATGTTCCAACAATACTTTCTGACAAAGGATATATAAAGGCTAAGGACCGTATAGGCAATAAATCAAAAGGTACTCCTGCTGGACCAGGAACAAATAAGGTTGCACTAGAGTTTACGGCTGATTGGTTAAATACTAAAGATGAAACTAGAGATGGTAACTTCACAAAAGTATACTCTATAAGGAGCATAGCACTCTTAAAAGAGATTATGAAGTGGAATAAAGATTTAAACACTGATAGGGTTTCAGCCCTTGGAATGCTAATGATATTACGAGCTGATAAATTCTTATTTACAGAAAGCAATAAAAATAGCATTGAAAATGAAGAGAAAGATGATACATTAGAAGACCCCTTTTTTAACAGATATAAAAACAATTAACTATGGACGTACTTACAGACCTCACAAACTTCCCATCACAAAAGAAATCTGAAAATCAGAAGACAAAGAAATGGTATGAAGACTGCATTAAGTCAGGAGCTTCATTGGTAGACTCTGTATCTTTGAATAGTGGATTGAGAGCTAGTTATATAAATATACAGACAAATTATAATTTATTAAATAACATTATAGATGAAGCTGATGTTGCTAAAATAACTAATCCTTTTAATTCTAGCTATGACGTAAGACCTGCGAAGATACAAAACTATCCTTTAATAAATAATAAAATAGAACTTCTTGTAGGAGAAGACTTTGAGCGGAAATCTAAATATTCTGTTCGATTAATAAATCCTGATGCAGTAACAAAGAAAGAAAAAGATATTAAAAATATGATATTATCTTTTGCTGCTGAAAAGATAAAGGCTAGTTCTTTAGATGAAGAAGCTACAAAAGCAGAGCTTGAAGAGCTAATGAAATTTGTTACATATGAATATCAAGACTTTCAAGAAAGAGATGCTGCATTTATATTAGAATATTTAACTAAGGAACAAAATTTACCAAAGAAGTTTAGCGATGGTAAATATGATGCATTAGTAGCAGGAGAAGAGACTTATTTTATAGATATTGTTAGTCAAGAACCAGTATTATATAGAATACATCCTAATGAATTATTTACATTAAGGAGTCCTAACTCACAGAGAATTGAAGATGCTAATATTATCTGTTGGAGGAGATACCTTCCAGTAGGAAGCGTTATTGATGAGTTTCATGATTATCTTATATCTAAAGACATAAAGGACTTAGAAGAAGATATTACTACTAGTAGTGATGATAATGACTTAATAAAATTTAGACGCAATAACCTTATACTTCCTACAGGAGGAGTAATTGAAGCTGATGGTTCTGGATCTGACAATGCTTTTGGTGAATCAAGAGATGTAAATATTGGTGGCGTTAGAGATTCTAATGGGAATATACGAGTAATATATGTTACATGGAAGGGAATCGAAGAGGTTATTAAAGTCATAAGAATAGATGAAAAGACTGGAATGGAGGTAGAGACAATTGTTTCTAGTGATTATGAACCAGAGGAAGGAGAATCTATAAGTAAGATATACATTAGCAAGTGGTATGAAGGAACTCTTGTTGGTGAAGATAAGTTTGTAAAAGTACAGGCTAGACCAGTACAATCAAGAAGCTTAAATAATCCTTCTACTTGTAGCTCAGGATTTGTAGGAAGTGTATATAATGTAGGTAACAATAAAGCTTTCTCTTTAGTAGATAGAATGAAGCCATTTCAATATATGTATAACTTACATATGTATAGACTTGAAGAGCTAAGTGCTAAATATCATGGTCCAATAATGGAGATTGATTTAGCTAAAAAGCCAAATAAGTGGACTATGGATCAATGGTTATTCTATGCTAATAAGATGGGATATATGATTATCGATAGCTTTAAAGAAGGAACTAAAGGAGCTGCAACAGGAGCTTTAGCAGGTAACTTTAATACTACTGGCAAGATTCTTAACCCTGATGTTAGTGGAGCTATTCAACAAACCATAATGATACTACAACAGATAGAGCAACAAGTAGATACTATTAGTGGAATAAGTAGACAAAGGCAAGCTAATACTAGCAGTAGAGAGACTGTTGGTGGTATAGAGAGAAGTGTTATACAGTCAAACTTCATGACTAAATACATTGATATTATTCATGAAGATGTCAAGAAACGAGCAATGCAAAAGCTTATTGAGACAGCACAGTACGCATGGAGTGAGACTAATAAGAAGATACAATATGTAACTGATGATTTTAGAACTGTAATGTTATCTGTTGATGGAGCAAGATTTGCATTGAGTGAGTTTGGTTTATTCATTAATGACTTTACTGAAGATGCAGAAATAAGAGATACATTAAAACAACATGCACAGGCAGCCTTACAAAATGATCGTATTGACTTTGCTGTATTTGCTAAGATACTTTCTAATAAATCAATACAGTCTATAATTAAAGAACTAGATAAGTTTGAAAAAGAAAGAAAGCAGAACGAAGCAGCACAAGCACAAGAGCAGATGAAAATGGCACAAGAGCAAATGCTAAAGACTGAGAACCTTGAACGAGTAAAGCTAGAACTTGATAAATATAAAATAGACAAGCAAGCAGAAGTTGACTTGGCAATTGCAGCATCAAAAGTAGAAGTAGATGGTATGAAACTACAAACACAAATTGATATTAATAATGAAAATAATAAAGTAAAGTCAGAACAGATTGACAAACAATTGCAAAATAAAGTCCAAAAATAGGTATTATGTATATCTAGTAATAGGTATACTTTCATATAATAATTATATATCTATTTTAAAAATGAACTTTATTGATTTGTTAATGCATTAATTAGAAATTATATTTGTTTAATTAAATAAAAAAAGTTATGAATAAATTGTTTGAAGGAATTGAATTTGAAGATACAGCAGCAGGATTATTTTCTGATGTTGTAAATGATGATCTCAACGAGAGCAGTGAAGAAAACAATGAAGATAACGAATCACTTGAAAACGAACAGGAGCAAAATGATGATGAGACCCAGGGTTCTGGAGAATCGTCAGAAGAGAATAATAGCTCCGCAAGTAGTACTGATGATTCCAACGCTTCTTCTTCACCGTATATTGCTCTATTGGAATCGTTACTCGAAAGCGGAGTTATAACTCAATTAAACTTAGAGGAGTTAAAAGACAAAGATGTTAATTATGAGACAGTAAGAGACATTGTTGACAAAGAGATTAACGATAATGTATCAGCCTATAAAGATACATTACCTGACTACCTAAGAGAAGAGATTGAGTTATTAGAGTCTGGAGTAAGTAAAGATGAGATTAAGAATTTACGCAAGCTGAAAGAAGATTGGGATTCAATATCTGATGAAGATATATCTTCTAATATCATTCTACAAAAAAAGATAGTCCGTGAAGACTTAATTGGTAAAGGAATGTCTAAAGAAGAGGTAGATGAAATTATAGAGACCTATGAGGATACTGATAAGTTAGAGTCTAAGTCTATAGCTACTTTAAGTAAAAAGAAAGAAGGATTATCTAAGACTAAAGAAGATGCAAAGGAAAAGGCTAAAGAAAACTCTGCATTAGCAGAAAAGTCTAGAGTAAAACAATTGGAACAAATTAGAGAGTCTATAGATTCTATTGATGAGTTCTTGCCTAATGTTAAAGCATCTAAGAAGTTTAAAGATGATATCTATAAATCTATGACTACCATTGTAGGTAAAGATGATAATGGTAATCCAATGAATGCAGTAACCAAAACAAGGGCTAAAAATCCTATAGAGTTTGAAAAGGGTATTCATGCATTACATAATCTAGGATTATTAAACATAGATGATAAAGGCAAATTCTCTCCTGATTGGAAAAGTATAATGAAATTATCAGACACATCATCAGTAAAAAAGTTAGATGATATTTTAAATAAAAAGAATAACTCAGCAAAAACGGATTCAACTTCTTATGCATCTAAAAAATTAGGTGAGATAGAACTAGATGAAGCTACAGCTAAGTTATTTGAACAATAAACCTTTAAATACAGTATAAATTATGAAATTACAACTTCAAGAATTCGGACCATCGGAATGGGGTGGTTTAACAACAAAGGGTCACTTAGGTGCTGCTTATATGCTTCCTGACCAAAAAGCTAGTGATAAAGTAGATTTGATTTATCAAGCTATGAATAATGGTGCTAATGACTTAGCAACTATGTTAAAGAAATATACTCCATTATATCTTCCAACAGATGATAGTTTTTATTGGGAATTAATGTCTAGTGGTGACAAGAACATTCCATTGGTTGCTTGTTATCTTGATGATGCAGGAACCGCTGCTGATGCATCTAGTCAAGTAGGTATTGCTTTCTCACAATTCTATTTTGAATTTGCAGAAGATTATTTCTTTGATGTTAATATTATCTTTGGAGATAGAGAAGAGTATCAAGTTAGAGTATTAGAAGATTCTATTCCTTATAATGGAAATTACTTATATCGTTGTGAATTAGTTATTGGAGACGGTGATGTATTTATTCCTTATGAGTATATCGTTCCAGGTAAAAGATATTCAAAGCAATATTCTGGTGTAGAAAGTACATTATCTAAAAAAGGTGGTAAAGTAAACAACAATTCACATTTTAGAATGAGAAATAGTTTTACTAGACTACGTATGCAAGATGAAGTACCTGGTAATATGATTTCAAGACCACTTGGTGTAGCTGTCAAGCAAAAAGACGGTTCAATATTTAAAGAGTGGATGCAATATCGTGATTGGGAATTTGAAGATCAATTTAGAAAAGAAAAGAATAACGCATTATATTATTCAAGGATTAACAAAACTGCATCTGGAACATTCCAAAACAAAGGTAAATCAGGTTATGAGTATGAGCAGGGTGCTGGTTTAAAACAACAAATTGAATCAACAGGAGTATTCTATTATCCTACTGATAATTTTGATATTGATATGCTAACAGATATTATGTTAGATTTATCAATTAATAAACTAAGTAATGACGAACGTAGATTTGTTCTAAGATCAGGAGAAAGAGGAATAGTTCAATTCTCAAATTCATTAGAGAAAGTAGCTAAATCATGGACTCAGTTAGATACTAATAGAGTTTCTATCTCTGGTAATAAAATGTCTTACAAAGGACAATTCTTAGAGTATATTGGTCCTAATGGTATCATTCTTACAGTAGAGCATGATCCAATGAAAGATGATGTTGTACATAACAAAATCAAGCATCCTAATGGAGGTTTTGCTGAATCTTATACTTATGATCTATTAGACGTAGGAACATCTTCAGGAGAGCCTAATATTCGTTTAGTATATCAAAAAGGAATGGAAGATATTAGAGGTTATATGCCTGGTCTTCGTGATCCTTTCTCAGGTAATTATGCTATGTCTAGCAATATCATGGCATCTGGAGTTGATGGATATATTCAACATAGAATGTGGATCGGTGGGGTAATGGTTAAAGACCCACGTAGATGTATCATTATCAAACCAAATATTTTACAGTAATAATATATTAGGGAGGACTAATCTCCTCCCTTTTAAAAACTAATAATTATGAAAGAAGAAGCAGTAGTAAAGAGTCCTTTAAGAAATGAAATTGTTTATGTTAGACCAGTAAAGCGTAATGCTGGATGGTTATCAGATATAAGCGAGAATCATGATGGTGCATTTTTGTATACAGGATGTCATTTAACATTTAAGGGATTAGTATATAATTCAACAACTCTTTTAAAGGTAGACCCACTGACAGAAGAAGAGAGAGCATTCTTTGAGTCAGAAGAAGGAGGATTAGGATTTAAGAAAGGTGATTTAAATATTAATAAAAGAGAAGATAACTTTTGGAAAAACTTTATGATTCAGTTCGATAAGTTTGGTGGTAAATTTGATTTATCAGTACCTATTGATTACATAAAGTATAAATTTGCATTATCATATAATAATGTTTTTGCAAAGACAAAAGAAGATTCAAAGAAGAGTTTATTATATAAGTTCTATTTTGAAATAGAAGGAGAGATTAGAGAAGCTATTAATACAAAAGCAGAAATGAAAGAGAATGCTTATTTAGAAGGAGCTAAGTTAAAGAAAAGTTCTGAAAGGATGAGAGACTTCTTATTTGTATATGGCAAACGAGTAGCTGAGAGTACTAATATCGATACTCTTAAATCTGAGATCAATAAGATTGTTGACAAAGATACTGAGAAGTTCTTGGAGCTTGTTAGACATTCTGATTTTGATATTATGGCTTTATTAAATAGGTCTGTATCTATAGGAGCAGTAATTAAAACAAAACATAAATACGCTCTTCCAGGTGGAGACATTGTTGGTCATACAACAGAACAGGCAATAGATTATTTAAAAGACAAGAATAATAGTGATATTAAATTAACGCTGAAAGCACAAATAGAAGCATCACATAAATAGTTAAAGAATGAAAGCATCTCAAATGAAATATGAGTTTCTAGTTGGTTATGACAAGATAGCATCAGCACGAGCGTCTGGTTATAATGATAAAGAAATATCTACAATGCTAACGGAAGCTCAATCTGATGAGATAAAAGAGATACTTAGCATCTATGGTAAGAAGTATATTAAAGGCTTTGATATAGATGCTAAGGTTACTCGTTACTTAGATGAACTTGTTACTAATTCTACTACTGTTGTTTTTAATACAATTTTTGGAGAGGTAGCTAATAAAGATAATGGTGTTTTTGTTCCACTACCAAGTAATCATTTTTATTCTTTACAAGAAGAGATTGTTTCTAATATTAGAAAGTCTGATTGCACAACTGTTGATACTATTGCTGAATTTGAATTTGATGATATCTCTGATTCAGAATTAAAAAATATACCAGTAAAGCCTATTACTTATGATGAGTATAATAGCAACATTAATAATCCATATAAAAAGCCTTATGATGGTTTAGTATGGAGGATGAGTTATAATACAAACAAGTACGAATTAATTACTGATGGTTCATATAGTATTTATAGATACATTTTAAGATACCTTAGAACCCCTCAGCCGATAATTGTACCATCAACACAGTATAATACTACTGATGAAATAGATGGCTTAGTATACAATGCATATAGTACTACTGGAAAGGATTGTGAATTACATGAATCATTTCATAGAAACATAGTAGGTAGAGCAATTACTAAGGCTGCTGCTAAGAACTTAGATATTAATGCTTATCAGATATTGAGTGCGGATAATATGAAACAAGAATAATAACAATTAAAAATTAAAAGAAATGAGTTTAAAAGTAACAAAAAAGGATTTCCTTCCTAAAGACAATGTAGAATTGATTCCTGTTTATAGCGAGAAGTTCAATACATTAGTAGACTATGTAGAAGATGCATTACCATCAGACGGAACAATTACTGCTGATACTATTTCTGAAGAGACAGTAGATAGTGGTGTAACTGTAGATGGTGTATTATTGAAAGATGGAGAAGTAACAACAGATGTTATTAATGAAGATACTGCTGACACAGGAGTAACCGTAGATGATGCATTAATTAAAGATGGTTCATTTATTGGGAAACAAGCTACTGCTACTGCTACAGAAACTGGAGTTACAACAGGATTAGTAACAGGAGCAGATCAATTTATAACTATTACGGCAGGTGCTAATGTAAGTGATGTTATAACAATGCCTGGTAATTCAACAATTCCTGTAGGTGCAAAGATAAGAGGATGGATTGGAGCAACTGGATGCGAATTGAGATCATTGGCTACTGATACAGATACGACATGGAATGGAGTCACTATGGGTACGACATCAGAAGCAGCACTTCCTGCAACTCACTTCTTTGAACTTACGAAGGTAGCTGATAAGACATATATTCTTGTAGGAATAGCAGGTGATGGTACTGTTGCAGGTATTACTCCAGATGCTATATAATAATTAATTAAACAAATAAATAAATAAGTAAATTAGTATTAATCTCAAATAAATAAAAAGATGAGACAAAAATCGGTACAAAACGTAGCAAATTTAATAGTAGGACAATTAGTGTCAAGAACAAACGATACTATAGGAACTATAATTAAAAATGCATCAATGTTAAACACAGGTGAATTAGTAATTTGTGGAGTAGGTAATAATGTGTTAGGTCATGAGGTTCCTTCTAGATTACCATCTAAATTTAAGATCGGAACAAAAACACAAGATGGAAGATTGTTATGGTCTGATATTGTAGATGCTACTTCTGTAAAAGCTATGAGATCAAATCTATCAGTTTCAGAAGCAGAACAAATAACTTATATTGGTTTTAATGGAACTAGTGGAGCTATTGAAGTTGTTAATAACAATACATACTATGCTCGTATTTCTGATATTGGAAGCACAGTATATGACTTCAATCAACAAACTATTAAGCATGGTATTTATATCTCTGATACATCTGCGACTCAAATTAAAGTTGCATTAGGATTGGCAGCTAATGTTAATGGACAATTTAAAGCTTTACCACAAGACATTAAAGCTTATGCTGTATGTAGTAATGCAGGAACTAATAATGCTGCTGATGCAGGTGCTGACTATACTCACTTGACTTTCACTAAAGGTTCTAAATTAGCCGTAGGAACAATTGATGGTGCTAGTGCATTTGGTAGTGATGAAACAAATGATGATTTACTTGCAAATACATTTTTAAGAGCAGGGACTGCTGTAACAGATGATGTATTTAAGGTTATTTCAGCTACAGCAGGAACAGGCACTACTCCAGCAGGAACTCCATTTTATGTAGAATTAGATAGAGTATACAATGGAGACACAACAAGTATAGCTATAGCAGGAACGCAAGTAATAACTGCTGCTGAAGGAGCTGCTGCTGATTGGGGTGTTAAACTAGTAGGTCAAGAAAGAACTTATGAGACTGGTCGTTATGGTTATAATAAAGTATCTTTCGTAGTAACATTACAAGACTTCGGTACTACTACAGTAACTAATAGTACAGCAATGACATTAGGCACAGGAACATATGAGCAAATATCTGATTTAGAATGGCAATTACAAGGTTCAGAAGGTAATGCTCTTAAAGCTACTAATAATGGTCCTAATCCATCAATGAGAAAAGATGTTACTACTGGATATTATAGTATTATTTCTTTAAGATTTTCTGATAAACAAGAGAACATGTTAGGTGGATCAGAGAATAGTCCTAAAGAATTAATTATTGTAATCAATACAGGTGCTTCTGCTGCTACTACATGTACAACTGCGACTTCTGTTGATGTAGAAACAACTAATAGTTCAGTTGTTTATGTTCTTAATGATTTAAACAGTAATTATTCTTGGGGTGCTACAGCATTAGCAGCTACAAATGTATAACCTAAAACACTTTTAATATTAAAGAGCCATTGATTAACTTCTCTGGCTCTTTTTTATAGAAACACATAGCGATAATATTATTTTTTTTCATTCAATTAATATTTCGTTTTAATTTTTATTATATTTGATATTATAAATTTATATTATTATGATTACTTGGAAGAAAGGATACCCACCAATATACGAATCGGTAACTCTAGGATTAAATTTAGTTCAAAAAGACGAAAACACTATTCTACAATTAAGAGACGATTCTTTCCTTGGTTCATATAAGTACTCTAACATTGCCACAGCGACAATAACTATTGATAGTGGTACTGCAACATCAATTGAATGGCTAGATGCTACTATAACAGACACAGGCACTATTACAACAGGAACAACTACTCTTACTGTAGCTGATTCAAGTCAATTCACTACAGATGATTATATATTTATAGAAGAAACTGGAGAAGTAATTAAGATAGGTTCAATATCTAATACTACAACAATTGTTTTAGAAACATGGTCTATTGGTGCTACAGCTAGTGTTGTAACTAAATTTAACTATCCAGTTGAATTAACAACTACATTGTCTGATGGTACTCATACAATAGTATATACCGTTGTTATGGATGATGCAGCTTCATTTGAAAAGCAAATAGACATATTTTCTAAATATGATGTAGAGTGTTGTGTTAATTCTAAGATTGTAGGAGTTCCAAATGCATATGCAAATTGTGGATGTTCTAGTCAGTATATACATAATACTGTAACTGTTTATGGATTATGGTTATCTCTTCAATCATTAATAGCCTATGGTAAGTTTACTGAGGCTGAAAGTGTATTAAACACTTTACAAAGAATATGTCAGTATAATGACTGTAATTGTTAAAATATAAAATATTATGGCTTGTAATTGTAAAAATAGTCTACAGAATTGTAATTGTAGCGAACCAATAGAATTAATCAGTAGAGGAGAAAGAGGAATTACTGGTACAGGAATAGCAGGTGCTAATGGAGCAGATGGGGTAGCTTTACTTCATAATGATTTAATATCAGTAACTACAACTGCTGGAGGAACTGTTAAAACATACTCATTATTATCAAATGAATTAAGCACAAATGGAGAATCTATAGAAATAGAAATAAGTGGTTCATTATCTGTAGGAGGAACTGATTCACTTAATTATGGAGGAGTGCAAGTAAGAATAGGTTCTATTGCCATAGGTATTATTAATGTTATAAATTCTACATGTAGATTTGAATTAAGGTCTAATCTAAATAGAATATCTACTTCTTCTGGATTATATAAATTTTATTCAATGAAGCATTTGTCTGCATCAACTGATATCATAACAGAAGGTTCTCTTTATAATGCAGATGAGTCCATAGACTTTACTACTGCTAATGATATAACAGTAGTTTGTTTAATTGGATCATTTGGAGCTACTATCTCTTTAACAATAGATCAATTTAAAATAACAAAATTAAAAAAATAAGATATGCCTAAAATAGTCCCAACACCAAATATTATTGTTATTAGTGGAGTTAATGGATGTGTTATAGATATTGATAATATACAAAAGTATACAATTACAGGAACAGTCACATTAAGTTCTAATTGGGAAATAACATTAAGGAATATAGGAGCAGGAGCAGGGACTCCTATAGAAAACATGACATGTATTTTCTTATATCAAGCAGATGTAACTCTTGGAGGAAATCATATAACAATACTAGGTACTCAAATGCCAGATGCTTACTCACAAATGGAAGTAACAATAGAGGCTTATTATAATGGCTCTGCTTGGATTGTTAAGTTCTTTGTAGACGATGATGAGGATGGAACAATACTTACTGATAACATAGCAGATAAGGCTGTAACAAAAGATAAAATAGAAGATATTACTTATGGTTCTGTATTGTCTGGAGATATATCAAATCGACCAGTAGAAGTAGTAAATAGTACTGGAAAAGATGCTTTATTAGCACTATCAAGTGCTGGAGTATTATCATTTGATGATTTTCCATCTGGAGATGTACAAGTTAATACAGGAACAAGCTCATTAGTAATTGTATCAAATAAGGTAACATCAGCAAAGATATCTACATCAGCCATAGGTAATGGATTAACTGGCGGAGGAGGATCTGCAATTTCATTATTGCCTGATACTACTAATGGTACATCATTTAAAGCTACAACTGATGGTTCTAGGCTAGATGGTGATGTTACTGCCCCTGGAGTTAATAAATATTATGGTACTGATGCTTCTGGAAATAAAGGATGGATTACATCATCGGAATCTTTATATTATAATGTTCAGATACTTCAAGCAAGTATACTTACTGGAAATAGTGTACCAATTGAGCTTATAGGAGCACCTGGTTTTGGTCTTGGGATATTTGTAGAAGATTTTTATGTTAATCCAGAATTAGTTGGATCTGCTGCTACTGGTAATACTACATTAGAATTAATAAGCAATGGAGCAACAGTTGCACAATATGAAGAAACAAGAGCTTTATTGTGTACATTAACTAGTGTAGAACAAGCATATATTGGCACTAAAGTAACTGCTACATCTGCAACAGATACTCAGATTATATCAAATGCATCATTACTATTAAAAGTAAAAACAGGAGACCCAACAGGATCAGGTCTTAAGCCTCAGAACATACATATTAAATATAGAATAATAGCATTTTAATTATGACAATAGACAGCTTTAATAACTACAGAAGTAACTTATATTATCTTCAAGCAGAAAAGGGATATGAGTTATCAAATATGCTTTCTACAGGGAACTGTAAGTTTGAAGACGAGAAGTTAGTATTTAATATGGCAACAATATTTATGACTACTATTAGTTGCTATAAGATAGAAGAAGATAATTACGTCTCTGCTACTGATATGAAAGTTTTAACAGAATCATTAAATAAGATATATAATACTAATTATTGTGTTGATTATATAATAAATTAATAAACCATGGTAAATATAGATAATAGAATGTTACAGCAAATATTAAAGTCTTTAACTAAAGATGAAATAGCAATTGGAAATGAAACTCTAACAATCAATAATGGAGGAACTGCTGCTACTCAGACACTAGCAAGTATCCCTACTGATTGTATATATGCATTATTAACAATAGAGGCTAATGCTTCTGTTTCTGATACTGCTAAAGTATGTAGGTTTTGGCATAGTGGAGGAACTCCAACTGCTACAGAGGGATTTCTAATGGGTAATGGTGGAGTATTTGATATAAGTGGTTATGATAATATACGCAAGCTTAGAGTATTGGCACAGGATAATGAAGATAGTGTAATACAGGTACAATACTATAAATAAATTTATTATGGCAAATTTAATAACAAAAGGTAGCAGGGTATTTGAACCTGAAGCTAATCCATCAACTGGTAGTATTACAAATGTGTTATCTGCTGGATTGGAGGAGTGGCAAGATTGGTGGTGTTATAGTCCTGGGGAGGAATATTTTGTTACATGGGAACAGAATATTTGGAAGTTTATAGGTACTAGTGGTGCTAG